GTGTGCGGAAGTGATTCAAGCTGTCAGTAAATGTGAGCGATTCGGTATCGACAATTACAAACCAGGTAAGCCGAAAACGAATCGTGAGCATTTAGAAGAAGAGGTTGGTGATCTTCTAGCTATGATTGAACTGTTGATTGATAGACAAATTGTTTCACAAAACAAAGTCTTGATTGCTAAAAGTGCTAAGTTTGATAAACTAAAACAATGGAGTAATATTCAAATTGGATAATATTGTTAAAGCTGCTGAGTATCTTGTTAAGAAGTACAAACTCATTCCCGCTCAACGGTATGCTTTTTATCGTAGAGAATACGATAATCGGATTGAGCTAATTGGTCTAGTTAATGACCCTAATTTTGATCCTAGGGATTTTGAATCTAGGGAGCTTCTTTTTCCTAAACGCTGGCTCACACTAGCAGTTTTTGATGAGAGTGAAAAGGTGCCAGCATGACTATCAAACTCATCACATTCAAAACCAATCAAACTCTTATTGGTGACCTAACACCTAAAGGTGATAATGTCATCATTAAGAAACCAGTGCAAGTTATTGTTCAACCCACTAAAGATGGTCCTGCAATGGGATTCATTCCATTTTTGGAATACAGTGAAGAATTCGATACTGGTATCACATTCTACAGTCAAGATATTTTGACCATTAATACACCCGTTACCGAACTAACAAACGAGTATAATAAGATGTTCGGTTCTGGTATTCAAATCGCATCGGCTATTCCCAAGTTTTGATGAATAAATTTTACACAAATGTTCTTTGTGTAGGCAATCACATTCTGTATCGAGGTGTTGACAACGGTCGGCGTGTAAGACTTAAAGTGGCTTACACGCCCAGAATGTTTTTGCTTGCAGATACAAAGAAAAATAATCTTTGGAAAACTCTTCATGATCAACCTCTCGAAGAAGTCAAATTTGATTCTATTCGAGAATGTAGAGATTTTATCAAACGATATGATGAAGTTGACAATTTTAAAATTTATGGGAATACAAGATATGAATACGCCTTTATTGCTGATGAGTTCAAAGGAATGGTCGAATGGGATCAGTCGAAAATTAACATTGCAGTTATCGACATCGAGGTCGGTTCAGAAAATGGCTTTCCTGACCCATACAAAGCAAATGAGCCAATTACAGCAATCTCAATCAAAAAACTCAACGGAGAAATGAAAGTCTATGGCTGCCAAGAATTTCATAATCAACAAAGTAATGTATCCTATATTAAATGTGCTGATGAATGGACCCTATGTAAAAGCTTTCTCAAGGATTGGATAGAAGATTATCCGGATGTAATCACAGGCTGGAATACAAAGTTCTTCGATATCCCATATCTCATCAATCGCTTCACTAAACTCCTTGGTGAAGATGAAATGAAGAAGCTTTCACCTTGGAATATGGTCAACGAAAGAAACACAAATATCAAAGGGCGAGAGCTAACAGCATATGAAATTCTAGGTGTGAGTTCTCTCGATTACATTGAACTATACAAATGGTACGCTCCTGGTGGTAAATCTCAGGAGAATTATCGTTTGGACAATATTGCAAACGTTGAACTTGGTGAAAGTAAATTGTCGTATGATGAGTATGATAATCTTCATCAGTTGTATCGATTGAACTATCAAAAATTCATCGAGTATAATATTAAAGACGTTGAACTAATTGAGAAACTTGAAGATAAACTAAAACTTATCGAATTGGGTCTGACTCTCGCATACGATACGAAATCGAACTATGATGACATTTTTGCTCAGACAAGAATGTGGGATGCTCTGATTTATAATAACCTAATTGAAAAGGGTATTGTAGTACCACCCAGAGAAATCAGTGAAAAAGATGAACGTTTCGAAGGTGCATATGTTAAAGAACCTCAAATCGGTATGCACAATTGGGTTGCATCGTTCGATTTGAATAGTCTGTACCCACACTTGATGATGCAATACAACATTTCACCAGAGACTTTGATTGATCCTAAAGATTATGATCAGGAGATGTTTGATATCATTAGTCGTGGTGTTACTGTTGAAAAACTTCTGAACAAAGAAATCAATACAGATGCTTTGAGTGGTGTTACTTTGACACCCAATGGGCAATTCTTCCGTACAGACAAACAAGGTTTCTTGCCAAAGATGCTTGAAGATATGTATGAAGATCGCAAGAAGTTTAAGAAAATGATGCTTCAAGCAAAACAAGAATATGAAAATGAGAAAGATGCAGGTAAGAAAGTAGAAATCAAAAAGCGTATTGCTCGTTATGATAATCTGCAACTTGCTAAAAAAGTTTCTCTGAACTCCGCTTATGGTGCGATGGGTTCACAATATTTCCGTTTCTTCGATTTGAGGCAAGCACTTGCAGTTACAATGGCTGGGCAGTTGTCAATTCGTTGGATTGAGAATCGACTAAATCAATATATGAACTCACTTTTGAAAACTGATGGTGTCGATTATGTCATTGCTTCGGATACAGACTCGATTTATTTGCGCCTTGGTGAACTTGTTAACAAAGTTTTTTCTGAAAAGAAAGAGACTGATAAAATTGTCTCCTTCATGGATCGTGTCTGTGAGGATAAATTTCAACCGTTTATTGATAAGAGTTACTCTGAACTTGCTGAATATGTTCATGCATACGCTCAAAAAATGCAAATGAAACGTGAAGGTCTTTCCGATAAAGGTATCTGGACTGCAAAGAAGCGTTATATTCTGAATGTTTATAATAATGAGGGCGTTCAATACAAAGAACCTCAAATGAAAGTCATGGGTCTAGAGATGGTCAAATCTTCTACACCCTCTGCTATTCGTGAGAGGATGAAAGAAGTAATTAAGTTGACAGTAACATCAAACGAAGATTCTGTTCAGAAATTTATTGAGAACTTCAAAAAAGAATTCGATAAATTGCCTCCTGAAGAGATATCTTTTCCTCGTTCAGTCAATGGTCTAGACAAATATTCAGACAGACAGTCCATATATACTAAAGGAACTCCGATTCATGTAAAAGGTGCTCTTCTTTATAATCATATGTTGAATAAGAAAGGTCTTTCTAAAAAATATCCTCTTATTCAAGAAGGTGAGAAATTAAAATTCACATATCTAAAGAAGCCTAATCCTATTGATGATACAGTTATTTCGTATCCCAATAGATTGCCTCCAGAGTTTGGTCTTGACAATTATGTTGATTATGATTTACAATTTGAGAAGTCGTTTCTTGAGCCAATCAAAATTATTCTAGATTGTATCGGTTGGTCAGCAGAAAAAACAAATTCATTAGATAGCTTTTTCTAAGGAAATATTATGAGTTTATTGGATAAAATCAAAAAGAATTCTACAATTAAAGATGCATCGATTCTTTCAAAATCGAAATTCTTTAATGAGAAAGATATGATTCCTACGGGAATCCCTATGGTAAATGTAGCATTGAGCGGAAGACTGGATGGCGGTCTTACTCCAGGTTTAACTATGTGGGCTGGTCCTTCTAAACATTTTAAATCAGCATTTAGTCTTCTTATGGCTAAATCGTACATGGAGAAATATGAAGATTCTGTTCTTTTATTTTACGATTCTGAGTTTGGTACTCCTCAGTCTTATTTCAATACATTCAGCATCGATGGTGAGCGAGTCCTTCACACTCCCATTACCGATATTGAACAATTAAAGTTTGATATCATGAAACAATTGGAAACAATTGAACGGGGTGAACGTGTGATGATTATCGTTGACTCAATTGGTAATCTTGCTTCAAAGAAAGAAGTTGAAGATGCACTTGATCAAAAGTCTGTTGCTGACATGAGCAGAGCGAAACAAGTTAAAAGTTTGTTTCGTATGGTTACACCTCATCTCACACTGAAAGATATTCCAATGGTTGTAGTGAATCACACTTACAAAGAAATTGGTATGTTTCCGAAAGATATTGTTGGTGGTGGAACAGGTTCGTATTACTCAGCAGACAATATCTTTATTCTTGGTCGACAACAAGAAAAAGATGGCACTGAAATTACTGGCTATAACTTTATTATTAACGTGGAGAAATCTCGCTATGTCAAAGAAAAATCAAAAATTCCTATCTCTGTTTCGTTCGAAGGTGGTATTCAAAAATACTCCGGGCTCCTGGATGTAGCACTTGAAGGTGACTTTGTAATTAAGCCAAGTAATGGGTGGTATTCCAAAGTTAACAAAGAAACAGGCGAAATTTCTGACAAGAAATATCGATTCGATGCAACACAGACCGAAGAATTCTGGAAAGACATGTTAAATAATCCAGAGTTTAAAGAATATGTGAGAAAAAAATATGAGATCGCTTACGGAAACATTATGGGAAATGCTTCAGTTTTGGAAGAAGCCCAAGAAACTGAAGCTTGATGAAGACTTTCGGTTTCACGATTTTCCCGATACTGATTTAACTGGCATAAGAATCCTCAGAGGTTCTTATGCTGGTGTTTTATATTATTATACGAATGCTGCTGTAGAAGAGCAAGGTTACCTAGCTACACTTCGATTTGGATATATGGTCGTTGACTCTGGTAATCTTAACAAAATGGACTTGGAAAAAGACGAAAATTTTGTTACAATACTTGGTGACATTCTCTCTGAAATTATTTTAATGGAAGGTAATTTTGAATCGCCTCGAACATTCTATTCTGAAAAATCTGATCTATAATGAAGAATACACTCGAAAGGTCATGCCTTTCATCAATCAAGAATATTTTTCCGACTCTACAGAAAAATATATTTTCAAAGAAGTAAAAGACTTCATTGAGAAATACAAAACGATGCCAACGAAAGAAGCGTTGGTAATTAATTTTGTAGAATCTAAAAGTCTAACTGAAGAGCAGGTGAGGAGTTGTGTTGAACTTGTAAATGAGATTCACAAGCACAAAGATGAACCTACAGAAACTCAGTGGCTAACTGAACAGACTGAAAAGTTTTGTCAAGATCGAGCATTGTATAATGCAATCATGGAATCAGTTAGCATCCTCGATGA